CTAGAACCTATAGCTATAGATTATATGGGATACTTAGCTAGGAAGGTACCACAAGCTTCGCAAGCAATGCAAGCTACTAATGAGGACTATGGTACTGGATGGGCTGGTATTCTTTTAAGGAACTTCTTTGATATTAAAACTCAGACAGGTGATCAGCTAGATAGAATTGAAGAGCAGGTTAATAGAAGGAAGACTGCTGCTGAAAACAGGAAGTGGGATGATCTCTAGAAATTAAAAAGCCCCGCAAGGTTGCCCTTCTTCGAGAGGGGTGCGGGGCATGTTGTTTACTTATTCATTACATACATTGTAACTTCAAAGCCAAAACGCATTTCTGTTGCTGATGGTGATGTCCACATAATTTCTCCTTTACTTTCTATCATAGAAATGAACAATCATTATACCATAAATAATAATAAATAGAATCAGTATAATCATGAGATATCTATAATCACAGTAAGGATTGCTAAGTACAGTACAAAGACTTTACTCTCCTGATGTGCTATGTACTCAAATCCTATAGCTGCACCAGACATAAAGTAATATCTAAAGCTCACATGAACCTCCCGCACAAGCTAGGTTCTCTGCTTGAACTGTATTATCCTCAACCTCAACAACCTCGTTGATGTCTATGTCCTGTAAGAAACCATACAACCTATTGAACTCTTCTTCAGTACAGTCAGTGAATGGTGCTTGAACATAACTACCACCATCGTAAGGTAACACAGAGATACCAGTGTAATCACCACGATTAATCCACATCCAATCACCACACATATCCCACTCATCCTCTTTCAATGAGATGGTACAGCTTACGTTGTGTCGATTAGCTCCATCAACATGACCTTCTTTAACCCATTCAAGATTGAATCGCTTAACTCTCTCTAGTAAATCAAGATAACTTTCAGTACGTAACCTTGCACCTTCGGGTGCTTTCTGTGGGAATGAGATCACTGCTTCTATATGTGGTTTGTACTTACAATCCTCAATCAGTTCTGGAACTTTCTCTTTTAGATATGCATACAGAGGCTCATTCTTACCTACTCTCATACGTCTAATGTAGTAATCATTATGCCATGCATGTATACCACTAGAACTACCTAGTACTAATGATGTAGTACCTGCAGGTTTAACAGTAGTGATACGTGCTGCTGGATTAATTCCAATAGCTCTAGCAATTATATTATTAATATCTTTAGCAATGTTAGCTGCTTCTACTAAGTCTAGATTCTCTACTGTACCACTAGCAATACCTGTCATGCTTACACCAAGCAGAGCATCCTTCTCTGTATTCTCTTTCCATATGTTACGTAGATAATGAAAGTCTGTATACCCTGCTTGTAGAGTAGCTATAATAGTAGCTGCAGTTACTCTCAAGTTTAGATCTGTTTGGTCTACAATATCTGAAGCATTGATTTCTACTAGATTACAGTACTGATTAGGACGTAGTGCAATCTCAGCACATGGATTAGTACCCCAGTCATAGTCATTAGTCCAGAAGATTCCAGGTTCTCCAGCTCCTGAGTCTTGTACCTTCTGCCATACTGCATCAAACTGTTCCTTAGTAGTATGTTCTCTATGTAAAACTACAGAGTTGTTAGCTCTACCACGTTGAGGATTTAATTCATACCATGCACCAGCTTTAGCTGATAACATATCCATGTCATCCCAATCAAACAGAGCAATCATAGCAGCTCTACGAATACCACCTGATAGCACAGCATCTGCAATGTGACACATCATGTCATGAGCTTCAATAGGCTTAAGCTTACGTCCGATAGCCCCATTAAGTACAGCACGTAGATGATCTAGACAGATACGTAATGGATCAGGACCAGGGGCTTTGCCCCCTGATGTAACTAACCTAGCACCCTTGTGTCTAATGTCTCTAAAGTCAAACACAGGATCACTCTTACCTTGTGTATACGCCTTGACTAGTATCTTAACAGAGTCAGCCCAGCCCTCTATAGAGTCACCAATTAAGAATCGTCTTGTCTTTTCTGTAGGCCCTACTACTGTAGGTAGCTGGTTAACGTGTCTCTTTTGTACTGAGTAACCAACACCACTACCTCCTAGTAGGTTGAACATAGTCTCACTAAACACAGCGGGATGCTCTGCTGTTGTGAATGCACAGTTGAATATCCTATTGTTAGATAACTCAATAGGTCTACCTCCAAACTGTAGGCTACGCATAGATGGTAGTACTTTCTTTCTATACACGTAATCGTAAGCCTCATCAATCATCTGCTCAAGCTTAGGGTATTTTTTAATATGCATCTTTTTATTCCGACGGACTAGCTCGTGCCAGGTCTCACGCCTGTTCTGTTCAGGTACGTACTTAGCATACTTATTGAACACAGTTATATCACTTAGTATTGCTTGACTCTTATCCAATTAATTCTCCTTATAAATCTAATGTTTCAATAATACTTTGGGCATTATCCTCTACCTTCCATAGGAAGGCATGGACTATATCATGTGTTGTTAAGTTGAGTAGTTCAATGATGTCGACTTCATCTACTTGTTCTGATATCTTCTCAGCCAATTCCGAGGTGGTCATCATCATCATCTTCCTCCAACAAAAAATGTAACTTAGCTAAAGCATTCCAAGCTTCATGTGCTGCATGTAGCAGACCAGTCTCTTGGTCATAGTATTCACCACTAGCTTCAAGTAGCATGTGCCTATACTTAGCATCATTGTATCTATTTAACCCATTAGGTACCTCTTTCCATCCGTCAGGTGTATACTTTAATGCACCAAAGGTTCCAACTTTAGAAACTTCAAGTAAAGCCTTAGCAAATCCACCAACTACTAGACCTGCTTTAATCTTACCATCATCTAACTTAGCACCTGATTCATGTTGATCTTTACCATTAGGATCTTTATCTATCCATTGTACTTGTGTCATTACTGTACTCCTACTGTTCTATATTGTTTACGATTAAGGATCTTATTATCTCTAAACCATTTACCACAAGGTTTACAACGATAGCGCTGATACTGAGATGAGACTGCCCGATACTTACCACGCTTCTGATAATGTGTACTACCACAATTAGGACAGACTAAGCTATCATTTACTGTACCATGTATAGAATGATTTGCATGATTTGGAATCCATCCTTTGATCTTATTGTATAATTGCTCAGTAACTATAATGTCCTGCTTGTTATACTCTAGCATAGTATTCCATGCTTTATCATCATCTTTAATACATCCTATCCATGTATCAAATCCACCTGGATCTGACTTAAGATTTAATCTCAGTGATCTAGATACATAGTCTAGTTTGTTAGAAGGAAACTTAAAGATACGTTTGACTGTATCAAGTAAATCAATCTGCTTATATGGTGAAGGAGGTTTGTATCCCTTTTCTAAGAACTCCCTATTGATATGTGGTATGTCAAACTTCTTACCATTATAGTGAAGGACAGCATCAGCTTCGTTAAGAAGATTCCATAGATCTTTCAGCTTTGTCTTCTCACGATTCTGAAATATTTTATCCTCTCCTACCCACTTAGCTGTCCAACATAACATGTATGTAGGTCTGACTAACTGTTTGATAGAGACATTCTGGTCCCACATACCCCACACATATGCAAGGTTAGGGGCTGTTTCTATATCTAAGACTAATATTTTCAACTGATTGTCCCTCCAGTTTCTTTATGTTCAAACAAATCTAGTTGGGCTGCCTCAGTATCTACTTTAATAAAGCCTTTAAGAATTAAATCATGAAGACCATGCTGCATTATCTGAGATGCTTCTTCTTCTGTCATATAGTATTCAAAGTCACATGAGCCATCATCATGCCTTTTAAAGTTTCTAATCTCCATTAGTACATATCCTCCGTATTAAATACTGGTGTAAATTTATCAGCAAACAACTGATAATCAAGAGGACTACCATCACTAAGTACGAACTGAAGTATGATTACTTCTTTGTTCTGGTACACATGTCCTCTAGTCCAGCATCCTTTGATCTTCTCACCAGTAGGTGTATTCTCTGCTGTTGCTACCCAGCTATGTCCTGAACCTTTACAGCTTTCAGTAGTTAGCGTGAGTAGTATATCAGGTGTATACCTATGCTCAAACCTTTCAGGTAATGGAGCACCCTCTGCTCTTGCCTGGGTAACATTTCCCATAATAAAACCTAGGCTCACACAAGCAACAATCAAGACTGCAACTACAATTTTATTTATCATCTTTTATCCTTTTCAAAAGAGTTTGTAAACTTCTCATCCAGCCTCTCCTAAAGTCTAACCAGTACCATCCATTCTTTTCAGACCACTCTGCATAGGTAGTCTTAGATCTCTTGGTTATCTTATTACTAGGGTTCTGGAATAAGAATATAATTATAACTTCTGGATTACAATCACGAAACCATTCCATTTTCTGTCGTGTCTGTAGGTCCAGCTTCCCTTTAGCTTCTATGTAGATAGACTCACTAAGCTTAAAGTCAGGAATGTAAACTCTTTCTTTAGCTGGTTGTCTGAAAGGGATCTTATCGGGTTCATACTTTACATCAGGAAACTTCCCAATCAGGGCTTTCCATGCTGCTCTCTCCAAGTTGGATTTGAATTTGTCCATCCATTAACCTCTCGAAGTGACGTAAGTAATCGTCATCATGATGCTGCATAATATATAAACACCTAGCATTTTTAAGAAACTCCTTTTCATTATTATATAGTTCGTAAACTATGTTAAACATTTCTACTTCTGTCTCAGCTCCTGCAAGAAACTTCCTAGCCTTAACGTCTCCAACTTTTGATAAGCCTTTGATGTTATCAGCTGTGTCTCCTTTCAAGCACTGTTCATAGAACATCCTAAGTCCACCAAGTTCATCCTGTTCAAAGAATCTTTCAGGCTTAGTCCACTTAGATGTACCAAACTCCCAAGCGTAATGCTTACCTGGAATCATAAGTAGATCTTTGTCTAACGTAGCAATAGTAGTGGTACCTCCAACCTTATCTTGGTATATACCTAAAGCATCATCAGCCTCTATGCCTCCTTCTGTTACCTCAGCACCTAGTTGATCTATACAATAATCTTTACAACTAGCTAAGTGTTTAGGTTTAGGGGCAGTACGGTTAGCTTTATATAAGGGATCAATCTCCTTTCGATAACTACCTGGTCCAGAAAGAAAGGCCCTGAATGATGACGCTTCCGTTCTGGTTATGATAGTATCAACAGTCTTGTTCATCCTTGAGATAGCTATCCCAGCATTGTCCTCTTCCTCTGCTGAAGCTGCTGCTCTGAAGGCAACTAAGTCCATGTCAATAAGCGTTTCCATTATAAGGGAATGTCGCTTGTAATGTCATCAATAGCAATGTCATAGTCAGGTGCTGCTTCTTCATATACCCAGTCTACTAACTTCTCAGCTAATGCTAGTGTACTATCAACATCTGTCTTAGGATTCAAAGCAATCGCTGTGGTTAAACTAGATTGACGTACAATCAAACGCTGTTTAATCTTACGTTCTTCAGGTGTCTCATATGTACTACCTGTTACACGAGTAGCAGGTTTACTAGGTGTTGGTGAGTACGTTGCATTGAGTGGTGCATCCCGTGATTCAGGTACCTCTCCACCAATAGAAGTCCATTGCCAATACCCTGCAGTATCTTTCTCTGATACTACGTTAACCAAGTCCCCTTTACTCCATGTTTGAGCAGTCTTAAATACTTCTGGGTTCGAGAAAGACATCAGCTTTTTATTGCTAGCCCTTCCATCTGGTCCTTTGTAAGTTACTTCAATTGACTGGTACTTACGTCCTCCCTTAGCTTCGTGTGTGTTAAGGGATCCTACATCTATGATTTCAATTTGCATCTATAATCTCCATATCTTTCCAGTTACTACCGACTTGGCATTCGACGCGCATCGGTAAGTTAAATTTTACTCCGAACAGTCGTTCGAAATTCATTGGTACATCCTCAAAACAATCGTTTACTTGTTTCACCAAGCCATTAGTATCGCATACTTTCTCCGAAAAGTCAAGTATTATTGAATCATGTACTGTGTTTACAAACTTTACATTCTGATTCTCCTTTAATCTATTGTACAAAGATACCCTAGCTATAGCCATTAGGTCAGCACCAAGTCCTTGTACTGGATAGTTCAGTATCTTAGTACGAGGCCACTTAATGTTACCATACTTTATTTCAGGTTCAAAATTATACACCCTACCTGTAGGCATAACTAACTTACGATCACGCATTGCATCTTGTTCTATCTTATCATGCCATGCTTTAAGCCCTGCATATTTAGAATAGAACTGATCAATCACTTCTTGCCACTGCTTCTCATCAAAGCCTACATCCCTGAAGTCAGGATCGTGAGCATAGCTGTAAGCAGATCCACCATAGATAAGACGGAATACAAATGTCTTAGCTATGAGGCGTGAAGGTAATCCAAAACGTGCTTGATTATCACTATGTTGGTCTAGTGAATCCCATATCTCTTTGAGAGCTACCTCATCTTGAGATAAGAAGGTAGCACCTACCCACTCTAGTTGTTTAGCATCAGCTTGTAGTAGCATAAGTCTCCACTAAGGCAATAAACCAGATCAGCCATCCAATAAGTAACAGTGTACATGTTGGTAATACTACCCAATCAGGTAAACTATAATTATCGTAGAGCTTATTTATTAAATAGAATACTAAATAATATCCTACTACTAATAATATTACATTAAATATAACCATTATTTGTACCTCGAATAAAATAATACCTTGATACCACCATCAAAGTTCTGAAGATTAGGTTTGCTAGATGATAGTCTACCTGTTCTTGCAACACATTGATTAAGCGTACCATGTATTATATTAGGTTCCCAGTTCATAGTCTCATTAAGTTTGACAAGACCACGGTAGTAAGTCCCTAATAGTTTCTGTTTAGTAGCTAAGCTAAGTAGAAGCTCTATAATTTCAAGGGCTCTCTTACTCCCCTTAAGGCTACGTAATGTATCCTCTGCTGTAGAGTAGAAGCCTTCCTTCTTAAGCGCACTACCCTTGATGGGTTTTATTAATCTAGGTAGAGTTACTTCGTACTCTTCCCACCCTGTCTTTGGCTGGCCTTTTCTACTACCAGTTTTAAACGTGCCGCGAGATACCCTACGCTTGTTTGTAAAACTGCCACCATAAAGGAAAGCACTAAGATGATCGTTGCTAGCAAGGTTAATATCGTCTCTTCCATGAAATTCATGGACACGATCCTGTAATAATTTAATGTCTCTTTCAACTTTATCTCCTAATAATGTACACTCTTCAGTATCGAATAGTATACCGTTAAACTCCATCTCTTCTAAAACAAGT